GACTATGTCTTGGCGACAGGGGAGACGCATACCGTCCGAGAGTTCTTGGAGACGGCATGGGGTCCGATTACGTGGAAGGGTCGGGGAATATTTGAAACCGGCGAGGATTCAACGGGACGCGTCATTGTTCGCATTAACTCCGAGTTCTACCGTCCGGCAGAGGTGGAACTGCTGATTGGAGATCCAACCAAGGCGTTGTATAAGCTTGGGTGGAAGGCAACCACTACGTTTACCGAACTTGTTACGCGAATGGTTTTACATGATAGTGCATGAAGACATATAAATGAACGTGGCAAATACGGGTCAGGTTCAAGTCAACAGCTCATTCGGACGTTGGATTACTAAGTATGCAGCGGATCCCAAGTTCAGTCGGTACCTTGAAATCGGAACCTGGAATGGACAGGGATCCACTTGCTGTTTCTACGAGGGGTTCAAGACCCGCACAGATACCTTCGCACTTCAGAGCTATGAAATTATGAAGGATCGTGTTACGGAGGCAACGAATGTGTGGCGGGGATATTCGCCGATTGAGATCATTCATGGACGCATGCTAGAGGATCACGAGTGTCCCACGGGGGATGCAGTTCGTGCAGTCCATCCGGTAATCAATGCAGAATGGCATAATCAAGATATTACGCACTTTTGGACATGTCCGTACGTTCCTATGAACGACCCACAGGTGATCCTTCTCGACGGAGCAGAGTATCTGACGTGGTTTGAGTTTGAGAAGATGATCGCAACAACGCATGCATCGGTGTATCTCCTGGATGACACGCAAACCGCAAAGTGTCCAAAGATCCTAAGGTGGTTTGCCGATCACCCGGAATGGGTGCGTGTTGATGGATGCGATACAGAACGGAACGGCTGGGCGGTCTACGAGCGGACGCCACACCGCGTATAACAAAAGGCTATATTTATAGACATACTTCACAATGTTAGCGGTTCAACTTAACGGTGGTCTCGGAAACCAGTTATTCCAACTTGCAGCCGCAGAAACGATTACAAAGGAAACAAATCGCAAGCTGTGTCTGATTGATACAGTGTCTCCATCTACGGTTCATAGTTCTGCAAACTATTTTGACTCGGTGCTCTCTGAATGGAAATCTGTTCCTGTGTTACCCACCCCATACGCGGTCGTTACAGAACAAACCTACCAAAAGCAGAACTGGACTTCGCTGCTTCCGTCTGACGACTCTGTCTGTCTCCATGGGTATTTTCAGAACTGGCAATACGTTCCATCTAACTTCACGAGTAGATTGAGACTACCATCTGTACCTGAGCAAAGAGGTGCTTTTCTACACATTCGAGGGGGGGATTTTGTGAACCATAGCCTCCATGATGTTGGACTACAGAGGAGATATTACCAGAAGGCAAGCAACTATTTTCCCAGGGGTACTCACTTCTTTATCTACACCAATGACGTACCCTACGCAAAAGAGTGTGAATTCCTCTCAACAATCCGTCACACATTCGTGGAGGCGGACGAACTCACCAGCCTTGCGGGGATGTCAAGGTGTACGCAAGGTGGAATCTGCGCAAACTCGTCCTTCTCGTGGTGGGGTGCGTTTTTGAACCCAAACCGAACGATCGTGATGCCCACTCGGTTCTTTAATGATCCTGGCATTCATACTGAAGGATATTACTTTCCAGACGTGATCCGATGTGCCGTGTAGTTTGTAAGAAAATATTCAAGATCTTCTGGCACACCTAATCCCCACATCTGTTTGCACGTGTCTATCGTAATCTTCAATCCATCTGCAATGGCCTCGTTGTAGACGGGCACTGTATAGAACTCATTGTTCACCCGAATGTTCTTTCCGATCATTTGCTCTGCAAACCGAACAAAGTCCGAACCGCGCCTCCACATGTACACACCTGTGGTTGCATGGTCTGAAAATGGATCCTTCTCCCGAACCTCTGTGACATATCCGTCCTTCACGGCAGCATAGGACCACTTAGGGTTCTTGTCGCCGTCAAACGTAGAAATCTTGCCATCTGCACCGGAGTTCAGGAACGACTGGACAAACTGACCAGCATCAAACTCAATGAACTGATCGCTATTCGCAATCAAAAGCGGCGTATCATCGTTAATCAAATCCTTTGCTAACAATACCGTGCACGCAGCACCCTCGGTAACCTTATCAACCACAAGGATGAAACAGCCCGGTGCAATCGAACGAAGGTAGTCCTTGCATGACTCAGGGTAGTCTGCGCGAATCACAAACACAAACCTTGCACATGGGACCGCAAGATTGTCAACTACCCATGAAATCATCGGCTTACCGTGAACTGGAATGAGTGGCTTGGGATCAGTATATCCGGCCCTTGTAAACCGACTTCCATTACCAGCCATGGGGATCACGATCGTAATAGGAGTCAACGCAGCCATTACAAACTCTTCGGTTAAAGACGAGGGTGTAGAAACGCAAACAACTCTAGATCCACTTGATCGTGCGGATGCAAGTCCAACCGGTGAATCCTCAAAAATGAGAGTTTCATTGGCGGTAACCCCAGCTTTCCGATGGCATAGTTGATAGATCTCCGGATCAGGCTTTGGTAAACGGACGTCTTCATTTGATACCGTGAATGTAAATAGGTCCCGAATCCCAAGTGAATCAAGTGCAGAATCAAGCGTGGCCCGTATGCAGTTCGTTGCACAGGCTGTTTGGTATCCTTCATCTCGCAGACGAATTAGCATTGAGCAAAGAACGGCTGATTTAGAAACTCTAGACACGGCAGTTGCGGTTAACTCTTGCTTCCGGGCGAAGATCTTTTCAAACAGCAGTGGTGCTAAACCCTTCCGTTCTCCAAGAATCGAAAGTTTTGCGCGGGTACTTCGTCCATTGTATGTGGTTTCATGTTCCTCTCGTGAGATAGAGAATGATTGTCCGACTACTTCGCAGATTGCTTGATTAAGCGTTTCATAATGAACCTCGCAAAAATCGAGTAAGACTCCATCCAGGTCAAATACAATTAACTTCATTTTAAGGAGGATACCTATATACAGTATGTTGATTATTGCACATCGCGGAAATACGAATGGACCCGATCCAGCAACTGAAAACAGGGAGGAAACAATCGTATCTGCAATAACAGAAGGGTTTGATTGTGAGATTGATGTGTGGCGAATTGATGGACAGTTATGGCTGGGACATGACGGACCACAGTATGCGACATCTCTATCCTTTTTAGAGACGTACCAACACGCACTGTGGGTTCACTGTAAGAATTTGGATGCACTTATCTACTTGAAGGATCAGTTCAACTGTTTCTTCCACGACAAAGACACATACACCCTAACGAGTAAGGGCTATATCTGGGGTAATATTGGCAGCCCTACAACGGAGAAGGTTATATGCGTAATGCCACCGGGAGATCATGGAGTCTGTCTTGGTGTATGCACTGATTTTTCGATGCGTATAAAGAGTCTACATGCTTGTCAATAATAGAGATCAATGGCTAACATCATAGAACCTATGTATCAAGCATATTGCGGATACATTCGCAGTATTGTTGAGTCGAAGGATGTATCAAGTTTCAAGGGAAACTCGGCCTATCAAGGCATCCTTGAGCATGTAAGCTCGGAGCTCGGTCATAAGTATCTTGAGACAATTGTTCGTTTACACGGAATAACCCGCGACAACATTGTTTCATTCTGTAAAAGGAACGATGCGATCGGATCTCCTAAACTAGTATCGATCGATGGTATGCTTGTATCACCAAGTTCATTACGGTATATATGCCATGCCCTTCTTATTTTGAGTCATTGTGTCCGCGTTAAGAATCTGACGCCGTCTATAGTCGAAGTTGGGTGTGGATATGGTGGGTTAGCTCTTGCGATTGATAGCTTCAGCTCTATGTTTGGAGTTACTGTCAAATCCTACACAATGATTGATCTGGACGATCCTCTGCGTCTTCAGACGCTCTATCTGTCAAATCACACGTGTTCATTCCCAGTCTACTTTGAGAGTGCATCCACGTATGGTAGCAATATCAAAGGCAATGATAACTTCCTGGTTAGCAACTACTGTTTTTCTGAAGTACACCCTCAAATACAACAGAACTATCTAAGGACTCTTTTTCCTAAGTGCCGTAACGGGTTTCTGCTTTGGAATCACGTGAAGATTTTTGATATAGGAAAGAAAGTGCTCATAGAACAGGAGGTTCCTTTGACCTGCCCCACAAATGCTACAAACTCAAACTATCACGTCTATTTCTAGATGTGTAAGATCGGAAACAAATGAAAACATGCTGGATCGCGTTTCCATCTCTCAACATCCTTGGCTGTTAGGGAGTTCAACAGTATTAGTAGACGGGTGTCTGTAATTTCTACGTCCCAAGCTGGAATACTTTTGTATTTCAAAAAGGAAACCACGCTGTGTGGATTCATCTGAGCAACTATCCCATGACACGCAGTACGGTATGAGAATTCAACATCTTCGCCTCCGCCCCATGACTTTGTTTCGTCAAGTGGATACTGAAGCGCAATGTGTTTCTTTACCACGTAATAACTACCCGATATATACGACAGTTTAGCCGTTATCGGTGTTAGCTTGAAATTGTATGGCAATAGACACTGCGTAGAAAACTTAGTGTCAATTGACTGCATATAGAACGGAAAGAGCGTATAGTCTCTGAATCTAGTTCCATCCTGGTTCAAAATTCGGTTGATACAGACATCGAACGAATTTCCAAACCTTAGGAACCCATTATACCAATCATGGTGAAAGACAACGTAGTCATGCAATAAGACAATGTTTTCATACTTTGCTAGCTGACAAATCATATTTTTCTTACGTGTGATCCAATTAGGTCTCAGACTCTCATCAAACTGTATAAAAGACACACCTGGAAGGGCACATGTCTCGGCGGGACCCACAACTATGATTTCAAACACTGGAATGTTCATTGCATGGATTGAATCGACTATTCTGCTTAGGTTTTGATTAGTACATCCACTCGTAATAATACCAAATGTAAACTCCATACCTCATTGCAAGAAACTTAATCTCTACTTTAACAGCGAACTTGTCAAGTGTTCGACCTCTGAACACGGCACGGACTCAGATGTCCACACCGCTTTCTGTCGCTCTTGTTCTTCGCGGTTCCACTGATGATGATAACTGTATCCACGGGCGCGATCATGGGGAGGAATACGATCAGCAATCTGCAGCTTCCTTGCGATCGCTTTTTCATTCCAAGGATAGAACCCAAACCACATCACGTAGGCGGGGATACTTGCCGTAATCGGATGCACCGGGTAATGCCGCCCCAACCCGTACTGTCCATCGGGATACGAAAAGAGGGATCGGTACATTCTGCGTGTGATATTCACTCGTTCGACGCGACCCATCATCTCAGGGAGAGTTGCAGGATACGTTCCCACGTCGGACGAAATGGCCCCCAGTCCTTGGATCGAGTAGTTACACATGGGTGCATCCACAATCAGTTCGCGGATAGGTTGTGTGCTAATCAGAAACTCTGTTGTGTTCAGGACCATCTTGTAGCCTTCAAATTCCCGTTCAACACTCATGAACTCTTGATCGATCTCATCTGCACCAAATGTCGTGTTGGTGGTTGTCCTGATCTCCCACGTGGGGCACATCTCCCGGACAATCTCCAGCGACCGGTCAGTAGAATGCCAATCGATGATTACGCCGTGATCAAAGATGGTCCGATGGTGTTCCAACCAAAACGGCAAGAGATACTCTTCATTGTAGATTCCTGAAATCACAGTCAGCTTCATAGTTCAAGATCGTTGTCAAAATGTAAGTGGGTTTCCACGTACATTTTGTTTTTGATTTCTTGGATGTTTTCTTGTGCGCCTTGCGGCTGTCTCTAGTTGGAGTACGCAAGACCGCCCATGCCGGACATGACGCGCAGCACGTTGTAGTTGACGGCGTAGACGCGCACCTGAGCCGTACGGCCCGAGCGGACCGTGTTCACGGACACCGTGAGCTGCAGCGTGGCCTTGTCGATACGCGAGAAGTTGCACGTGCCCGACGGCTGGTGCTCCTCCGGCTTGAGCGCGAAGGAGTACACGTTGATGCCCTGGGTCGGCGTGCGGCTGTGGTGCTGGTACGGCTGCACGCGGGAGAAGTAACGTCCCTCGCGCTCCGTGAAGCGGTCCTGACCGTTGAGCTGCAGCTTGGCAACCTCCACCGGGTTCTTGCCCTCGCAACGCACACCCGAGGAGAGGATGACCTTCGCGAGCAGGTAGTTCGTCGTGTCCTCGAAGATGATACCCTGGTCGTTGCCGGTGTTCGTGTCGAGCCACGACGCGCCGCTGAGCGACGGGCCAACTCCCGGCTGTCCAAGACCGCCCAGGAAGTACGGGCCCGAAGGACCGTCGCCGAGAATAGTGGGCACAGCCGGAAGCGCGCCGCCCGTCGCCAGGGAGCCGCGGGCGAGGACGTCCATCACGATGCCCTCCGTGGAGAAGTCATCCGTGTAGTTGAACGGCTGGCATCCGTTGACCTCCGTGATGAAGGACTGGTTGGGCGTGCAGTCCACGAACGAGTCGCGCTGGACGACCCAGATGAGCTCCTTCACCGGGTGGTTGAAGTTGAGCTGGATCTTGTTCGAGCTCGACGTGATCGACTCGGCACCCGTGAACTGCAGCTGCTCAATCAGGTACTCGTGCGTCTGCTGGGCGAAGCGGCGACGCTCCTCCGTGTCCAGGTAGATGTAGTCGATGTAGAGCGAGGCAGCCGTCAGCGACTGGATGCTCGTGGTCGCCACACTCGTCTGGAGCTCATAGTACGTGCAGTTGAGCCACTGCTCGAACTCCACGTTGATACGCACCTCGTGGTACTGGAGGGCGATCAGCGGGATGGCAAGACCCGGGTTGCGGCAGAACCAGAACTGCAGCGGGATGTACAGCGTACGCGCCGGGGTGCCCGCACGCGGGGCGCACGTGTTCGTCAGCTCGGAGCCCGCGCACGACGCATCCAGCGCATAGCCGCGACGGTCCTTCATCAGCACAAGGTCGTGCGTGTTGCCGATCATGTCGTTGAGCGCCTCAATCGTGCCCTGGTCCTGGGACAGCTGCGTCCAGATCTGCATCCAGTCACCATACTGGCGGTCGATACGCTGACCACCAATCTCGAGCTCCACCGTCTTAACGAGGCGGTGACCGACGTAGTTGAGCCAGCGGAAGCGGTTCAGCGTCGTGTTCGGCAGGTCCACGGCCGGCAGAACCACCTGGAGGTACGTGCGGTACATCAGGTCGGCGTTACGGTTGATCACGGCCGTCACGCGCTTGTTGAAGTCGGCCTGGCCGTTGAACGTCACCTCAATGGACTCCATCGCGAAGTTGGTATGACGCTTGTACAGGACCTTCCAGAACGTGATCTGGGGGGAGCCCGAGATGTAGATATCCTGCGCACCATAGCTGACGAGCTGAAGAAGACCACCGCCCATGTTGTTTGTATGATCCTTAGCAAGAAAAATTATTTACCGGCGAAGGCGACGCGTCCGGCGACGACGCGCACCCATCTTCTTGTTGAAGGCATCGCGAGGAGATACGGGTTCGACGGGGCGCAGGTGTCTCTTGCGCTCAGCAAGGTCCTTAGAGTCTGTGGCAGGAGGAAGGTCGCCTCCCGGAACCGCCTTGTTTTTATAGAACGATGACATCACCTGGCGGTGTGCCCGAATGACGTCTTGTCTTGTTACATTTCGACCGTGTGCAGCAGCGTGTTCGGTGGCGCGCACGGCAATTTCATGAACATTCGCAATGTCCTTTCGTATTTGGGTTACAGGTGTCTTTCGACGAGTATCAGGCATTATGTAGTATGAAGATTTTTACGCCTTGCTGAGGAGGTGCGCCTTCTTCGCGCGGGCACGGAGCGTAGCCTTGCGCCCGGACGACTTGAGGCCGTGGGACTTGAGGACGCGCTTGAGGGCCTTGGCGGAGGGGCCGCTGCGACGGGTACGGCGGCGGCCGGCGGACTGTTCAGTTCCCATGGCAGGCATCGTGGAGTTTCCGGCGGGGGTCATTTTGTTTTAAGGCTGAGACAAACTTTCAGGATGAACGCAGAAACTAAAAAATGGAGCCGGTGATTATTGGTGTGGTTGTTGGGATTTTGGTTGTTGGGGGCTTCTTGATTTATGCTGCACGCCGGTCTACTCGAACGGATATACAGAAGTCCCCTTCGTCAGAGAACCTAGCCGATATGGTAGCTCAGGAGGACCCTACTCAAGAATCAGTTTAGGGGTGATATGCATCGCCTCCAACTCCTGCATCCACAACTTCATCGCGTAGGGGATGGTCTTCATCACAAAGTCCGTCTTGTTGCCACACGCACCGCACGAGTAGATCCCCTCCACCGGATTCACCACCGCCAGAGTTCCGCACGACTTACACAGCCCCGTCTTGAACGGGTCGGATACATCCATCAGACGCTCCTTGGTAAACACCGAGATGCCGTGTGACAGCATACAATCGCGCTCCATCTCACCCACACGCAGGCCACCATCACGGGACCTGCCCTCGCACGGCTGACGGGTCAGCGACACAATCGGACCACGAGCGCGGCTGTGCTTCTTGTCAATCACCATGTGCTTGAGACGTTGGTAGAAGGTGGGACCCATGAAGATCTCCGCCTGCATCATCTCACCGGTCTGTCCATTGTAGAGGATCTCGTTACCGTACGGATGCAGTCCCATGTCCACCATGTGCTTCTTCAAGTCCTCCACCTTCAGGTGAGAATACGGAGTGCCATCCCCCAGAGTTCCCTTCCGTACACCGATCTTGCCGAAGATGTTCTCCATCAGCTGAGCAATCGTCATGCGGGAGGGCACAGCGTGAGGATTCATGATGATATCCGGACGGAGCCCCGAAGCCGTGAAGGGCATATCCTCCTCCTCCATCATCATTCCAATGGTACCCTTCTGACCGTGGCGAGAGGACACCTTATCGCCAATCTGAGGGACACGCTCCGACACCGTGCGGACCTTGATGAACGGGTAGCCGTCTGAGTTCTTGTCCTGCCACACGCCATCAATACGGCACTGCTCCGAGTTCTTGTGGGTCGTCGACGCATCGCGGAACGTATAGCCCGCGGCGTCATTCCGCAGATTCACCACCTTGCCGATGATGACGTCATTCTCATTGATCACCGAGTTGATGATCGGTAGGCCGTTATCTGACACTGCTGCATAGGACGTGTTCTTGTACTTGCGAGTATTGTGCTTCTGCGGTTTCATGAACTTCTCCTCACGACCCGAGGTCACGTTACGGTGCTCCTCGTCCTTGTACATGCCGTAGTACAGACCCCGGAAGAACCCGCGCTTCACTGAGGACTTGTTCATAATCACAGAGTCCTCCTGATTGTACCCACCGTAGCAGGCAATCGCGACGATTCCATTGAATCCAAACGGCATCTCGTGCATCTTCAGAATGTTCATGGCCTGCGTCTCAACGATGGGACGGGCGATGGAACACAATACGTAGGCGTTCTTGTCCAGACGCTTCGCAAAGTTGCCCGCATACACGCACATGGCCTGCTTACCCATGGCAGACTGATAGGTATTACGAGGCGACTGGTTGTGGTCCGACAACGGAATCGTCGAAGCCATGTGTCCCACAATCAGAGACGGGTGGACCTCGTAGTGCGTGTGAGCCGGCGTCATCTCCTCGCGACTCATGGCCACGCGCAAGGTCTCTGTCTCGGACGAATCAATGTAGTCAATGCTCGCCTTACACCACTCATTCCAGCTGGTCGTATCCTCGGGAGGCACCATTCTAGCCCGGAACACCGGACGCACACAACGGCCACCATCCGTCTCCACCGAGATGCTATTCATCAGGGTGTACCAGGCCACCGAGATGTGGGGGTGAAGGCGGCGGGTCTGCTTGGCCTTCCGGAGCTTCAACACCACCTGATGGGGTTCCATGGTGTAGCCCACGATCACACCGTTGACCGTCACCGACGTTCCCTCGTAGACCCGCGGAGTGTCAATCCACTGGACAAGCTTCAGCTCCTGCAAGTAGTGAATCACCGTCGTCGAGGGTGTGTGCTGCGAGATCGACGTCAGCAGGCTCATGTTCTTCACGATACCCACTGAATGACCCTCGGGCGTCTCTACGGGGCACATGAACCCCCACGAGGTACCGTGCAGCTTACGAGGGGCCAGCAGCTTACCCGACTTCTCCACCGGCGTCTGGATACGACGGAGGTGGCTCAAGGTCGCCGCATAGGACATACGAGCCAGAACCTGCGACACACCCACCTTGGTCGCATTCGACATGGCTGCAGCCGAACCCAGTCCCTGCACTGCAAAGTTGCCCGTAGCCAGCGCCTGCTTAAGCTTGCCCTCAATTGCTGACAGCTTCAAGATCTTATAGAGATTGTTACCGTTCAGGATCTCCATCGGCCGAGGACCTCCCTCGCCGCGCTTCCAGGAGTCATTGTTGACCTCCTGAACAAACTCATTGCGAGTGTCGTTACAGACCTTCTGGAACAGCTGGCGGAACAGATGGGTCAGCAAGGCACCCGTTGTCACCACGCGCTTATTCGGATACGCATCACGGTCATCCAGGGGAATCTGCTTGCAGTACGTCAGCAAGAGCCGGCGGATCATGGACCCCATCAGCATCGTCTTCCGTGCGTCGTGAACCGGCGTGGTCACCGTCTCACCTGCAAAGCGAACGTGAGGCAGCAGCTCCGAGTTTAGCAGCTGACGAACATAGGCACACTTGTCCTCCTGGTTCGTGCCATACTGGAGGTGATTCGTCAGGTACTGAACGGCCTCCTGCTGCGTGAAGATCCGGAGCTCTGCTGCATCACGGAACGACGCAGCCAACAGCTCCACGTGAAGATCTGTCTCGTTTCCCCAGATGATGTTCGTGATGGCGCGATCCGTGAGGACGCCGAGAGCACGGAAGTACACCACGACCGGAATATCCTCGCGGAAGCGCGGAACACACGCAGTCAGCGGGTTTCCGTAGCCATTGAACTTGGAGCTCAGGCGGATCTCCAGCTTCTTCGGGGGCATCGTGAACGACTCATGCAAAGACTTCAGCTCCACTGAGTGAGTGTGCTTGGACGCTGACTTCTTATTGTGGAAGATCATGATGCGGTTGTCCGCGACCTTCTCCTGGCACAGGATCGTACGCTCGGATCCGTGGATGATAAAGTAGCCCAGAGGATCGTGGGCACACTCACCGTACTCGGCCAGGCTCATCGGGTAATCCTTCAGAAGACAGAGTGACGATCCCAACATCACCGGCAGCTTGCCGAGGGAAATGCCCTCAAAGACATTGGACTCCTCATCGTAGGTATCCAGCAGAGGTCCCTTGTAGGTCCGGACAATGAAGCGGATATCCACGTACATCTGCGCGGCATACGTAAAGTTGCGGATGCGTGCCTCCATCGGAAGCATGGGCTTCACGCGACCGGTAGCCTCCTGAATACGCGGCTTGATATATGACACGTTCTCGAAGGACAGTTTGAACTCATACTTGTACTTCTTGATGGTCTCATCCTGCTCGTGCCAGACCGTGATGGGAGGTGTGGACTGCATAATCAGTGGAATCTTGTGCTGGACGAAATCCTCGTACGAATCGATCTGGTGATCCACCATGCGACGAACACCATTGCTGAAGTAGGCGCGCACTGCATTCCATTCGTTAGTAGGGAGAGTCGTCATGGTACCTATTGGTAGTCTCGTTCCTGTAAATAAAGTTATCCGTTTTGAATAAGTGATGTCCAGTGTCAAAATTCAGAAAGTAGACCATGTGGAGCCCGAAGTTCGTCGCCCTGTTCTGCGTCGTAAGTCTATGCGGACGTTTCCCCAGGGTGCGATGAAAGGAACGCGCTCTAGGTCTCGTGGTGGCGGAGAGTTCATTCCTGTCAAGGATCCCGCTAAGCCTCCTCCGGATCGCAAGGGCACGCTTCGGATCATGACAAAGAAGGGCGCCGAGATGAGGCGGAAGACAATCAAGCAGTCTGTCAAGACGCTAAGCGATGGTGGTGTTCGCGCGGCCCTGAAGAAGTCCAATATTACGCTTGGAGCCGGCACGCCGCCCCATATTGCACGGGAGATCCTGGAAGGCGGTATGGAAGCTGGAATGATTGTCGTCAAGTAAAGTAATGACGTCCATTTGGGGACCTTTAGGATGGATGGCACTGCATTCCGCCGCATCATGTTATTCAGATCGCCCGACGCAAGAGGAAAAGACACTGATGAGCACGTGGCTCACGATGTTTCAGACGACCATCACGTGCCCAAGCTGTCGTGAGCATTTTGGAACTGCTTTGGATTCCTACCGTAGTAACTACCCTCAAATGCTGGAGTCTCGGGCTGAGTTTCTGCTGTTTACGTTCAGATCGCATAACGCTGTCAATCGTCGGTTGAACAAACCGGTCCATCTCAGCGTTGAGGCGTGCTTTGAACAGCTCAGAAACAATGTAAAGACGCGCACGGCGAGAGACTACCGCATTGCATATATCAACCATGTCCGGCGTTACTGGAGAACGCTACAGGACGCGTCTGGATTTACCTCGTTAAAGAAGATCAATGAAATGGTAAAAATTGAATCTCAGTATTTTCAACTCCACGAGAACAACTTCGAAGTGAGCATTCCCGAACAGACTGTTCTGTTATCCGTTCAAGCGCTGATTGGGCCGAAATCTGAAACGCCAAATCCGATACGGTTTGATACCCGTGTCGTACCTAAAATGGGACTGGCAAATGGCCGATTTCAGATAAGGAGATGAGTCTGAACACGAGTTGGTTCCTGCATGGGATTCCAAGGCAGGGAGATGTATGGATCGGTCTCCCACGAGTAACACTTCATCCACGGGTGACGAGAATCCACTCCCTCTTCGTAAAGTTCGTCAGGAAAGACACCCCGCCCTGGCAGAATAAAGTTCAGCTGCTCTTCGATTCCAAACGGTGGAGTTGGGTGCTTCCACGTGAACTCCTTCTGCCGAGGCTTCTCAACAAGAGCCGCTAGCAACGGCGCTTCTGCATAGGGGTATGTCCAACACCAATCCAGAACCTCCGAGGTCTTGAAATAGTGCAAAGTCCATTCCAGCGTCTTGTCAAATGCATACACCACCTTGCTCCAGTCCACCACACCATCCATGAGATGAAGCGCCATCCGGCTCTCGATCGCATGGCCATCCCGCGAGACAATACGACGATCTGTCTCCTTCGCGCGTTTCATCAAGACCTGTAACTCATCATCTGCAGCACCTTCCAGTGTCTTCTTGGTCATGTAGTGCACTGCGCGTCCATATCCGTCTTCTCGCAAAGAGAACATGGCGATGGTCGGCATGAAGTCGTTACCAAAGCAGAGCACACACATCTCCACCCAGTCTTCAGGCTCCATGGGTAACACTCTACAAAGAGCGGTCACGTCAAACGTTGAGTACCCCGAATCACGGTTCTCGCGAACAAGCTTGATGCATCCCAAGTCCGACTGGGCTACGGAAATGAGCACCAGATCCGCATCCATACCGTAGATCAGAATGTTCTTGCGCTCGTCCGCTTTCATCGACCGAAGCCACGTGAAGATCTTGTGCTCACCCTCACCCGGTTCATCGGTTCCTGACAGAATACACTCCGGAAAGCAGAATCGCAAGGTATCCTCCAGCTCCTTCATAAACTCCGTCCCGGGCGAGATCTGGTTCTTGTCGAACGGCGACGACTCAGGATTCTTCATACGACGATACCGCTGCTGGACGATCTTGGCATACGGAACCAGCCCATCACATGCAATCAGAACCTTCTTCCCGTTTGCAACGTCGCGCAGAAAGTTACGAAGTGCCACCACAATACTGCCAATCGGGTTCTCATGCTTTAGATAGGTGTGGATAAATGCGTTAAAATCCAAGCCCAGCGCATCGCATTCCAAGGCGGTGTTCCCGGTGTCTTGTTGAATGTGCTTGTGGGTTCTCAAGAGAGACGCGACATAGTAGGGAATACCCATTACTGTAGTATACTGCGGACGTGTAAGAAGCTTGCTAACGAAAGTCTAGTGAAGTAACAAATGGTCATCCTAGGCCTGGCACTCTTGTCGATCATTGTCGCGATCATGTACGTTTGGAAACCCAAGGCAATACAGCCAGGCTGCTCCACGTGTCCAAACCGAAAAAATGCCATGGACTAACAAATGCACAGCGATGACATTCCGATCAATAGTCTTATAAAAGGTGGTCGTTCAAAGAACATTATTGGCCCTCTCAAGGAAGGCGAGTTGGTGTCCAAGGGATACAAGGCGACGAGTGGAAGAATCACTCGTCGTCGTGCATTGGCCAAGGCCGTGCGTGCGTATGGTCGGCTGTCCACCTTACGTAAACTGAATGCGATTGCTGTCTTGACGAAGCGCCGATCTCCGGGTCGCTCCAAGACGTTCAAGACTGACCGCAACTGGGTGAAGAAAACCTACTTCTAAGATAAATGCGTAAGATTGACTGGACGTTCGTATTCGGACTTCTTATTGTCGGCATCTTTACCCGCACGATGTTTATGAACTATTTTGGTGAAGGTTTTGAAAACCAATCGGCCCAGCGGAGGGCGACTAACTGTCCCGACGGTACCCGCACCACCGACGGTCACTGCCTCATGGAATAGTTAGCGCAGCTCACGGTCGCGAACAACCACAGCCTCATGCACCGTCTGGTGATTGACCGTAGGGGCCTGACGGAGCATCAGCTTCGTTCTGAACTTCTGTGCGTCAAAGAACTCATGCACCGCCTCCTTCACGACGTCCGCATCAAAGTCCTTGCAAGAGAAGACATCCAGATACATGGAGTTGTTCTCTTCCACAAAGTGCGCGGTAATGTTGGACGTCTCAATCAACTGAACAAGTGTGTAGCCCTTCTTGTTGCCCGTGCCGAACATGACCACCTGCGGCTGACCGAAGGGAACCATGTCAATGCGCTTCACCAGGGTCTTGGCAAAGTTCGTGATGACAGTGGAACAGCCAATCATCTTGGGAGAGCAGCCAGCCGCATCAAGGATGAGGTGCTTGCCCCAGGTACGAAGAACAGTGGGCGCATTGGAGACGATCGGGACGAAGTTGCTGGTGACTGTCATATGATCTATACTCTTGTCTTCTGTCTAAATAATGAAGAACGTAGGGCTAAATACACTTCCGTCCGTCAAGGGTCAGGTCTTCAACCTCACGGTCAGCCTTGTCTGTATCTCGGTGTTCTATGTGTTCCTAGGCGGTCTACTGTCGTGGGGTATGTGGCGCATCTTCCCCACGTTTGATGCGGACTGGGAGAAGCAGTCTAATCTGTATCAGCTGACAGATGTTACGGTTGAAATCTCATTGATTGTCATTGTCTTGTTCTGGATCACGTATCTGGTCAATTCGTTCGTTCCCATCATCCATATGAGCCAAGGACTGGAGTCGTACTTAGAATCGTTCGGTGGACAGACGATGTTTATCTACGCAGTCTTCATCTTTTTAGAGGGACTGGACGACAAGCTGAAGCATGTATACCATGATTTCTTTGGAACCAAGCCTGCTGCGTAAATTTTCTAAGTAGATCATAAATGTACTGGTATTTCCTCACGACCGCCCTGCTGTTCTACGTTCTGACGCCGGGCATCCTGCTCCGCCTCCCCCCGGGTGGCTCGCAGATGACGGTCGCCGCCACCCACGCCCTTGTGTTTGCCGCGGCCCACATTGCGATGCACAAGTACGTTTTCCACTCGTAAAGCGTTTTTTTCTCGTTTACTAAACAAAAATGTACGGCAAGCTTCTCTTTCTTGCAGCGGTGTTTTACTTCCTCATTCCGGGTGTGCTCGTGCGCCTGCCCCCGGGTGGCTCCACGATGACGGTGAACCTGACGCACTCCGTCGTGTTCGCCCTCGTGGCGTGCTATGCCTGGAAGGCGATGAAGGGCAAGCTGGGTAAGTAGAGACCTAAACAAACCCAATGATAACTCCGGACGTTTGAGGGCGATAGACTGGCATACCTGCCATTGTATCGTCTAAAATGGATCTGTTCACCCCAAAGAGAGAGGAAGGTGGGCGGCTATCACAATGAACTTCAACACTCACATCTTCTTCTGCTCCGAAATGGACTGCTCCAACATCTCCGTGCACAGCGACGAGACCTGCAACGACTGCTACGAGGCCAAGTTTACAAGGGAACAAGCCGAGGGATGCCCGGGATGCGGGGTTCTCGGATCCGATCTGTCGGCCAACAATGGATACTGCGGCGCGTGCTGGCAGCAGCGCTACGGAGTGGATGACACGCACTGGTGTGGAAAGCAGGACTGTGTGCAGTGTCAGTCGGAGTACTACGAACAGTGCGGGGGCTGCGGAGACTACTGCGACCTCTGGAACGACCGCTACTGCAAGGTCTGCTACGACGTGCGGTATGAGAAGCCTCTGCCTCCCTCTCCGGAGCCGGAGCACCAGTCTCTGGGAGACATCTACGACGAGATTGCGAAGATCAAGGACAAGCTCCGACTTCCGATGACCGCGGGACAGAAGGCGGACTGGCAGCGGCTTCTGGATCGCCGCGAGGCCGAGGTGAAGGGATACCTCGAGGACATGTGGGCTGGATACGATGACGATGATCTGCGAAAGATGGATCTCATGGGCCGCCGCATGTACGGCTAGATGCAAAATGGATTCAATTACTTACAAAAAATCATTTTTAGCTGTAGTTCAAATGGAGTGCCACAAGTGTTACTGCTACGTGCACGACACGATCCACCGGCCCTTCCACGGCATTGCCGTTCGTCACGATCGCGCTCTGGCCCAGTCGCATCTCCTTGTCCCCGAATTCATCCGTCTCACTCGGGGAGAGGGAAATGCTGACTATCTTGCGCTGCTGTTCGCAGAGGCCGGAGGCGTTCACCGGATCACCAAGTACCAGAACCCTCTTCGCGCGGCCCACGCGTGGATTCGTCACCAGATGAACCTGATCGGGGACATCCACGAGATCCACCGCGCCCACATGCCCCGCCTCCGCATCCGCATCCCGACCCTCCGGGCGGACGCGCCGGAGTGGACCCCAACGACAGACACGCCGGCCATCTTGCGAATTCGGATTCCCTCAGTTCGCGCTTGAAAAGATGTGCTGGAGAATGCGGTGGTCCTGGTGCTTCGAGATCTCAGACCACGCCAAATACTCGCGAAACACTCGTTCCTTGGGTGACAAGGGGAACTTGGGATAACAATTTTTTAATTCTTGGAAGGCATTGGCTTGGTCGTTCGCATTGTGCTGACGCAGAAAGCCGATGATTTGATCCAGCTTCGCGATCTTCTGATCTTCGGGCAGGGCCTTGATGTGTTCGTAGAAGGGATCCATTGTTGTCTATCGTCTGTCCGGTTAAAATGGATTTGATCCTAGCAGAATAAGAGATGTCGGCCAAGATGGAACAACTCTACATTCTCCGCCTCACGTGCAACAAGTGGTTCATCGGCAAGTCCAAGGATGTTCCCCACACCTGCGCCTACTACGACTGCGGCTTTGGTCCGCAGTGGATCCGCACCTACAATGTCATCGAGGTCGCCGAGGTGCGTCCTCTCAAGGATGAACACGACGTGCGGGACACCACGCTGAAGTGGATGAAACTCTACGGACTCGAGAATGTCCGCAATGTTGGGTGCGACGGAATGAAGCTGGAGGATGACGAGGAGATGGCCATCCGGTTCATGATGCACGCCCCTCCGGATGCGTGTGTGAAGTGCCACGCAACAGGTCACACTCACGAGGACTGTAAGCATGAAAAGAACATCTCTTGGGCCTGCCAGTGGTGTGTGTCGGATTACCCGAACCGCTACGCATGTGAGCAGCACGAGAAGGGATGCCGTCCTCCTCCTCCGGAACTTCCGCCTCCGAAGAACTGGTGTAGTCGATGCGGGCGCACAGATCACGTTGCAGCTCGATGCTTTGAGGTCAAGCACGCTGAAGGCTGGTGGATCAGGTAAAACGGATCTGGATTGGTACAAATAACATCTTTTCACATTCAAGATGGCATTCGAAATCGCTATCTTCGAGCACTCAGACCTCTACTACGGCGACGAGGATGTGTCTCCAGACAAGGTCATCTGCGAGTTCATTGAGTACTACAAGCACTACTTGTGGCCCGGTAATGTGGCTGAAGAGGACGTGATGTTTCAACGAGGACGGACATGGGTGTCGTACACAGACAAGAGAGGTGGCGACAAGCCCATTACAATTATGCTGATGGGGTCCATTACAGAAGAGATTGTCGCGAATCTCAAGGAGGCTGTGGCGGAGGTGTACATAAAGACCTGCGAGGAGTGCAGGAAGGAGCTCAAGGACAAGAAGTGGGCGTTATGCGTGGAGTGCAGAGACAAGTAAAACGGATCTGGATTCGTACATAAATCATCTTTTCACATGCCAAGATGTCGCAACTCTATATCCTCGCACTCCAGACCGGAAAGTACTACATTGGCAAGAGCGATGACCCTGATTCGCGATACCTTGCTCACAAGAGCGGAAATGGAGCTGCATGGACACGGACGTATCGGCCGGTCAAGATTCTAGAGATCAGATCCTTGACAGGTGATCACGATGAGACAAACACGACCAAGGATTACATGAAGAAATACGGGATTGATAATGTGCGCGGAGGAGCCTATACGCAGATGGTTCTTGATGCGGCGACCAAGGCGGTGCTCGAGAGGGAAGTCCTCGGAAACACCGACAAGTGTTACAAGTGCGGTCTGGGTGGGCACTTTGCTAAGCAGTGTCCTATCACGGTTCGGGAGGAGCCGGACGTCTGGGGCTGCGATCATTGTGATAAGGAGTTCACGAGCATGCCGCGGGCAATCGCTCACGAGCGTCGGTGCACAGAGAATCCCGAGAACTTCATTGAACTGCCAAAGAAAAAGAAGTCCGGTGCGTGCTACCGATGTGGTCGTACAAGCCACTACTCTCCGGATTGTTACGCAAAGACCCACGTGGAGGGTTATGATCTCAGCGATGACAGTGACTAATCAATCTCAGCAAACTCATTCTCGTGCAACTGAGCGGCAGCCATCGCGGCATCAAACGAGACGCCTACGGTGGTCAGAATACGGACCAATAAACTTTTTGCCATGTTGTTTGCGTTGCGCTGGATCTCCGGAGGGGCGTTGGATTGTACGAGAAGAGCGTAGTCGCGGGTCGCCTTAAGCCAGCGGTTGAGAAGAATTGGATCGTAGTTCATCTTGACGGTAAGGTCCTGTTCCAGGGGCAAAATGGATCCGTTTTAAGCAAGGTAGAGGAGAGTACCCAAGTCAAAATGCCGATCCTCTCCAACTCCGACCTCGCCGAGATGCACTCCGCCTACCTCAAGGTCAATCGCCGTATCCTGCTGAATAACGCTAAGAACATTATTGTCAAGCGAGTACTTGACAAGGTCTGCCCGGACATCAAGGAGCTTCTGCTCGTGACGATTGACAACTCATCCACGGGAACTGACATGGCGATCATGCTCCCGATCATCATTGACGAGAACGAGGTCATTTCCATCCGTAATCAGGAGGCCGTCACGGCACAGCAGGTCTTTGAGGAGACAGATGCGCTCCGCGAGATCAGCCAGGAAATTGGGCGTGATATCAACGTCAGCAGCTGGCATGACTACGGACGAATCTGGCTACGGGCCCAGTACTATCCGCCGCGCACGCCGGTGATGAACCCGGAGGAGTTCCTGGATGACGATGACATGCCGCCTCTGGAGGTCTAAATAAAACGGACACACGAATTCATTTACTTATATTTTTCAATGGAGACCCCACGTCCCATTCTGGATGTGGAGGACTTGGAGGAACATCCGTGGCCTGAATTGGATTGGTCGGAGTTGACAACTGAAGAACTTGAATGGTGGGTGGATGCGTATCGGATTCTCCAGAAGCATCTGCTAAAAACCTACAAGTATCTGGTAGATCCCGAAGACGATCCAGGCGACCCGGACCCGTATTCAAAGTATTATGTGTTTTATTGCTTGAAGTAAGCGGTATAACAAGTATTCTGGGTTGTATATAAATGAGTGAAGCTCAAAAGAAAAAGGCAGCTGAGCTTCTTAAGGCATTTTTGGATGCACCTGTTGGCCCAGAGAAGGAAGCGGCAAGGAAGGATGTTCTTGCGTTCATAGATGAACTGGGTAAGAGCGCTGATGAAGGATATGCTGCTGCGAACACTGTATTTGATAAGTATATTCCGGGATATAAATCTGGTCGTCGTCGCAAGACCCGTGGGCGTAAGACTCGCCGTCGTAAGACTTTACGCTAATCCAAGAAACTCACGTCCAAGCTTTGAGCCGACAAACATCAGTCCAGTCGCAACAAGTGCGATCGTCGAGTGCGTGGGCATAGACTGAAAAAAGAGGACATGAGAACCAATCAGAACCACGAAACCCGCCCAAAACATCAGTACGTACGCGTCCATTTATTACTCTGCTATAAACAAATGGCCGTCAAAACTCCTGGACTCAAGCTCAAGTACTCCCTGTACTCGGCCCTTGCGTTCTTTCTTGTGGCGAATCCGGTGACCTTTCGCTTTGTGAACTCGTTGATTGCGGGTGTCGCAGTCAATGGGTGCCCGACGGCATTTGGATTCGTTCTCCATACGTTAGTATTTTTTGGTGTGCTCTACGGTCTCATGAGCCTGCCTCCGGATCAGTAGTAACGGCGACGAGTTCTACGACCGCCCATCTTGGGGGGACCAAACCTGCCACCGGGTGCATAGGCGCCCCGATCCCGATCAGGGTAGCGACCAGGTCCAGGCGGCGGCTCAGCAGCAGGAGCGGGCGGCGGCGAGACTCCGGCATTGGATTCAAGCGCAGCGATGCGACCCTCAAGTTCAGCAACGACTCGCGATACAATATACATTACGTTTGCAGTCGTAAGGTAGTCCGGAGGCTGATCACCCGTTGTAGGGTAGTTATCCTTATGGGCAACGCGATGCTGGATTGACTTGATCGCTTCCGACATTTATGAATAGCCAATATTTTAGAGAAGACGCTCGACTTCGCCCTTTGCACCATTAATATCCTCCTCCGTTGCGCTGCCGTCTATGAACCGTTGCTCTACGGTTGCTAGGTTCATTCTTGCATCGTAGAGAGCCTTGCTATCGCTTGATGTGGGTTTCACCAATGTGGGATCAAGCTTGGGCAAGGGCGGTAACGCGTCCACGGGCATTGGCTCTGGTCCAGGTGATGGAAGAGGCTCTGCATTAAGTGGCGGCGGCTCCGGACCGAACTGGTACGGTGGGAACGCTTGACTCACTTGGGGAAACGACTGCTTCACTTGGGGAGGAGACGTGGAATCCGGACCAGTCACGGTCACCGTGAAGCGCTCAAATCCTAAATACAGAATCACCAAAACCAAAAGGCCAATCACAATGTATCCAATCGACCGTTTCATTATTTACGGCTGCGACGAGTTTTCCGCTTCGGTGCACAATCATAGAACACACCCTTACGAGTCTTACGGAAGTTGTAGACCTCGTAACCGGGTGAACAGGTCTTCTTAGCTTCTTTTTTGGTTGTGACCTTACGGCGTGTACCCGCACGGGGGGCCAACGATACGCCGGTATCTTGCTTCAGTTTATCCATCTGTCCTTTAGTCGTTGACTTTTTTTTACCCGTTAGGAACTGTCCTATCACGGACTCTACGTCTTCGGGGAGATTCTTTGCAACACCAACTCGCTTAACCGCTGTCAGCTCTCGACCCTTTCGGAAGGCGTCCTGAGTGTAATAATGCTCCTGCCCGAACTCCATGTTACCTTCGTCGCGTCCGCTCTTGTTCTTGACCTCCCTGAATGTAGTTCGTAGTCCCGTTCGGGATACAAAGACACCCGTGTAGGGTGCATCTGGATCGTAGCCAAGATCCCCTTCCTCAAACTCACTGTGAATCGTATATTTCAGTCCTGGAACAAGACTGGTGTGGGGGATCTCGTCGTCCATTACTTACGGCTGCGACGAGTTTTGCGGGCACGGCGGCTGCGAGTCCGCCCACCCATCGCATGCTTCGGGGTTTTTGCTTTCAAGAACTTACGAATGAGGTCGCCAGGTCCTCCCGGACCTCCCTCCTGTCCTGTTTTCAGATCATACACTTCACGAACCATTTGGTCGGTCTTCTTTTTCTCCGTTGCCCGTACCACATGGGAAAGATCACGAAAGAAGCGAGTTCTACGAGGATCAAACTTAAGTCCATCGATCTCACGTGGATTCTCGTCGTTCAAGTCTTCAACCTGATTGAAGACTGCCGTCCAATGACGACCGGATTTTGCATAGGATTCAAACACTCCTCCGCTCGGCGTATCCTCAAACCCCCGCCGAACCAGAATATACGGACTTCCCGGCGTGAGGCGTCCAAATGAGACCTCTTCGACCATTACTTATGATGACGACGAGTTTTCCGCAGACGGCGTCTCCGGGTACGACCACCCCGTCCGCTCGGGCGCGGGGCTAATTTCTCACCCTTCTCTTGCCGCAATTGATCCATCTGTCCGTCAATCGTTCCCTTCTTACCTGACAGAAATTGTCCTATTATTCCTTCAACATCATGAGGGATCTTCTTAGCTAATCCCACTCTCTTGACAGACGTAAGATCCCGACCTTTTTGGTCGATCTTGCGTTTCCGCATCGAGACTTTCACGCTGCCATTATCAAACATATCGCCGCTGAATTCAGTAGTGTGTGTATCGCCATCGACAGTTGCCGTAGCCTTGTAAACATAGGTTCCCCAATAACGTATAATGACGGGGTCTACTATAGCATCCCTCTCAGTGATTGTATAGACGCGTCCTGCAGGGATATCACCCCGGCGGTATACATCGTTAATAAACATCATAGCATCAGAGATCTTCCTCGTAGTCTCAATTTCCGTACCAATTGGCAGATTCGACGTCATTACTTATGGCGACGACGAGTTTTACGGCCTCCGCGGGGACGAGGGGCTTGTGCACCGCTTTCCGCTCGGGGACCAGGAACCTGCGGCCGCGGAATGTTAATAACCAGCCGAGGCTCTCCACCGGGCGGCGGGATTCCACCACGCTGTCTTTGACGACGTCTGCGAGTGCGACCACCCCTAGGCCGGCCGCTTGGACGCGAAGCTAATTGTTCACCGGTGTCTTGTCGCAGTTGATCCATCTGTCCGTCGATTGTTCCCTTCTTACCTGACAGGAATTGCCCCGTTAATGCCTCAAGCTCATTAGGGAGGTTCTTAGCTAATCCCACTCTCTTGACAGACGTAAGGTCCCGACCCCGCATTTTGGCGGAACCAGGGGCAGGATAATACGCGTGATTGTAGTCTGCAGTTATTTCTCTCGTTGGGAAAGGATAGGGGACCCGAAAATTACCCATAAATGGCGTGTGGTCCCCTACAATCCTAACGTTACCGCGTTGTACGGTGGCGTAGTGCTTGACATCAGCCCACTGATGTGCCGGGAGCAGCCCATTTCCGCCAGGAAGATTAGCTTCAAGACGTGCGGAGAAAAAATCCCCGCTGTACCCCACGACCCAGTACGTTCTGCCTACAACAAGATTATTGCCGAATACACGGGTCGTAGGATCAATCTGATCTATTTCATACTGGCCCGGACCGAGGGGGTTGACCGGATTGTCTAAGTTCGCCATTATTATACGCTCTGAATAAATTCCCAGTTGAGGTAGTCACAGATCTTCTTCCATATCTGATCGTGGGCGATCAGGCGGTCCCTGGACTTCAGCAAGGGAAAGAACACCTTGTACTCATCCAAGTCCAGCAACTCAAAGAACTTGTACAGGATGTACGAGTACGACAGAAAGTTCGTGCGATCGTTGGGACAGTACAGCAAGAACGGTGCCTGAATCTCCTGGAACATTGCCCGGACCTTTTCCTCTATTTCAGGGGTGATGGTCGGGGGTGGGTTTCCATTCAGTCGGCTCAGAATGTGAGCGCGGTGCTCGTAGTACTTGGACCGCCCCAGCTTCTTCAGGATCTGACGAATGTCTTCCTCTGACAGATCAGCAATATTATCAATGCGACGCTTCTTGATCTCAAGAACGACCTCATTCATAACCTCTTCGGGAATAATAGTGGATTCCTTCGCTTGGAATTGATTAAGGATCTCATTGAGATGGTT